CCTGAATTTAAAGATCCAGAAACTTAACGAGGAGCTTGTTTTATGGAAAGGAATTTGTGAGAAATTAAAAAAACACATCGATCCAACGTTGCTGGGTGAAATTCTTAATAAATCAGCCGAAGTTGAAAAAGAGGAGTCCGATACTAAACCCGGGAAAACTGAGGCCGATACCGAGACAGAAGACGATGAAATTCTAAAACGGTTGAAAGAGAAGAAAAAAGATGAGTTAATTGATATGGCTAAACAACTTGGAATTAGCGAGGATCAATTGATGGTTGACGGAAAATTCAGAACGAAGGATGATATCATCGAATTACTTATGTCTGTGAAGTAATGAAACTCACACTGTCTATAAAATATAAGAAGAATACGGGGTTATTATTTTCACCGGCGGAGGTGATAACCCTGTATCTGTATGGTATTGAGATTAATGCGACGAATGGCACTAAATTCTCTGATGAAGCCTATACATATTATGTGAGGGAAGCTCAGAAAACGGTTGAAAATTGGTTCTCCGTGAAAATTATCAAACAGTTGATAACCGAATCATCTTCTTATTACTGGGACAGTTATAGCCAGCAATTCCCGATAATCAATACGAAGTATATAGTTCAAAGACCTCTTGCATTGATTGGTCTTTTAAAAACGATTGAACAAGTAAGATATCCCGTTGAATGGTTATCATATGCGAAGGATCCCGATCAAATTGGGGGAAGACGTATAAGTATAGTTCCGACGGGGTCAGGTGGAATGGCGGCGAATCAGGATATTATTTTAACGGGTATTGTGACACAACTTGGAATTCAAAGATTTCGTAACATACCCGATTACTGGAACTATCAGTACATAACGGGATTTGATCTCGATAATTTACCGTGGGATTTAATCGGGATTATCGGTAAACTTGCAACTTTCGGTCCGTTAAATATAGCGGGTGATTTGATTCTCGGAACTGCGGGTGTTGCGAGTCAGAGTCTTTCGATTGATGGTTTAAGTCAATCAATTTCAACAACGGCATCCGCAACATCAGCGGGGTATAACGCGAGGTTGATCAATTATGGGAAAGAAATTGCCGAAACAGTGAAACGGATCGAGGGTATTTACAAGGGGCTACAATTTGAGGTATTATGAGCAAAAATTACACGTTACAGCAGTCACCTAATACGACGGGATATCCGTCACCTGAATTTGATAAGGGTGCGTTTGATGCGGCAATCACTCAAAAAGGGTATAAGATATATCAGGAACGGGCTGTTGCGTGTCCTTGTGGAATGGATGCAGGTCATCCGAATCCATCGTGTCCTTATTGCGGGGGAACTGGTTATTATTATATTGATCCAACCGAGGTAATATGTTTAATTACAGGTGTTAATGTTAATACGAAATACCGGGAGTGGACGATGGATAATGCGGGTACCATTGCCGTTTCAACGTATGATGAAGGATTAAACTTCAGTTTTTTTGATAAATTAACATTTAAAGAAAAGTTTGGGATATTTTCTGAGAATCGCGTTGTTCGAGCTTTCAATGGGATGTTATTTGTATGGTTGACATTCCAACCCTTTAAATTATTTCAATTAAGTGTGATAGATGGAAACGGCCAACTTCAAAATCTAACACCTGGCTCCTATTACACCGATCCTGAGAACAATGAATACACGTTATTTTTCAACGCTAATGCAGGATTAAAAGAGGGCGATATTGTTTCCGTGTATTATAAGCATTATGTGCAGTATAACGTTATTGATTTACCTCATGAAATTAGAGCGAGCAATAAAACGGATGAAAACGGGAATTTACAAAAGATAGACCTCCCCGTGCAAGCAATCGCGAGAAGAGCGAATTTTGTTGTGAATGAATCGAATCAAACCATAAAAGGTGGTGAGTTATGATACCACTCCCAGTGTATATTGATTTAAGCGAGGTAGGTGCATCACTTGCACTTACAGCCGATAGAATGTCCGCGTTATCATCATTTGTTCTTGATAGATTGGTTCAAAGGTATTCAGAAGAATGGACGAATGTTGTGAATAAGAATCTTAGATCAACGAGAGTTGATTATTTAAGAGCAATGTCATTCGATAGGATATCATCAACCGAAGCCATTTTCACATTAAATTACTCAAAAGGAAACCCGGTACCTTTAATGTTGGAGGTTGGTCATGAACCTTTTGATGAGAAGATCGGATTCAGCCAATCTCCTAAAAAGAAAATGAAAAAGGGCGGTGGTTGGTATATGACGATTCCATTCAGATATGCATCAAGTGAGGCGTTGGCAGAATCGGGTGCGTTCGCGGGAATTTTACCTAAACAGATAGAGAGGATGGTAAAACAATCGGCGATACCTTTACGTCAGACGGATCTTCCGATACCTTTTAATGGCACGAATCAAAGAGCTACCATAGAGAGGATGAATAAGCGCGTCGAAGAATATAAACACAAGGTATCGGTTTATGCGGGTTTGATTCGGAAAGATATATCGTCGACGAACAAGGAGAAAAGAGGTGGGTATTATGTTTTCCGTCGTGTTAGTGATAAGAGTGATCCTCTATCATGGTGGAATAAGGGTTTTGAGAGACATGATTTTATGGGTCAAGCTCTTTCAAATATGAATATACAAACGACAGTCGCGATGGCGATTGATAATTTTTTTGGGTTATGATAAGTCCGATATATAACTTAAAGGGTATAGTGCAAGCACTTTTAGAATGGGTGAAGCAAGATTTTGATAAATTTGATAACGAAGAAGATTCGTGGTTATATCAGTTCATCCATTTAGGCGAAAGAGATGGTGATGTTGAGGAATTTTATTTAATGGCAAAAGAGATTTTTCTTCGAAGAGAATCATCGAGAAACATGTTAACCGTTGAACTTGAATTTCCGAAAGATACCACCATTTTGCCTGTGATCGTGCTTCGTGAACCGTCCCGGGTGGATGGTGATACAAATATAATCGGAGCAACTGATAGCGAGGTAATTTCCTTATCAGGTGGGGCTCAGATGCAAGTTTTCAGAGATTCGAAGCGTTTTAATTATGATTTGATGTGCGTGGGTTTAAACTACAAGGAGACACTGACAATCTCTGATACTTTGTACGGCTTATTGGTGGGTGCGTATAATACATTTGCACGCGACTATGAAAAAGTGAGCTTTTCACTTAGGGAGATGTTGGTTAATTCGGAATTAAATCCTTACCCCACATTTATAAGAACGGTGGGATTAGATCTTCAGAGATCAAATTTCATTCCATCGATAGAGAGAAAGATATATCTTGACAGTATACGTTTTGAGGCGAAAATTGAAACACGTACACAGATACGGGAGGAGAAGGAAGAAGAAAAAACTCGCAAGGCGATATTACAGGAGAATGATGGCCCAGTGTTAAGCGAAGAAGATCAGAATTTATTAGTTGAGAAAACAGTATGGCGAAGAAAAGAACAGGAAATGTAGCCCATGAAAACATGGCGCCCCAACAAGAGAATCAAAGATTGTACACCCTATCTCAAATGTGCAATCATTTTCATATCTCGGGTATAACGAGGATGACATTATATAACATGTTACCCGAATCACCCGGTAGAACGATCGATGAGTGGAAAAATTTTCTATTAAAAAACGGTTTTAATTTCCGTAACTGCTAAAAAGTTTTTATCTTTATGACACGAAGATTAGATTTAAAAATAGTATACAATGGCAATATCAGTATATTTTAATAATAAAAAAATCACTTTGCCGGGCGCTTACGCAACGATCGCCGCAGGGGAGCAAAATGATCCCCGTGCACTTGACTATGGTAAGTGCTTGATAATTGATACCGGTGTGCTTGGTGCAAAATGGGGTGGCGGAGCGGGAATTAACGGGAAAAATGCCAACGGGAAAAATGCCATCTATAGGTTCGATAATATTGAAGATTTTAGGTCCTTTGTTAAAGGTGGATGGTACTGGCAACTGGCAAACGCACTCTTTTTTCCGGATGCTAGTAACCCCGCGGCTGTTGGTATCTCCGAGCTTATGTTCGTGAGAGCAGCCTCAACAACACCAGCAACAATGACATTTACCGCGACCGGGGGCGGATCTAATGGTGGGGTATTTAAGATAATCACATTAGATGAGGGTCTCAATGCAAATGGTTTAAATTCCGCGGGAGAAGCTGCAACCGACGAACTTACGACGGGGTACGCGTTTTCAATTGTTTCAGGAACACTTGATCCTTCGAAGTATATTTTTCAAATTTGGAGAGGAACATTTACGGGATTGGCACCTGATGGCGTACCGTTTAATGAAGTTCCAGCAGCATCAGCCGAACCTCGATTGATTATTGAATCACCTGAATTCAATAACATAAATGAATTAATCAGCTGGGCTCGATCAAGTTCCGCGTTCAATTCATTGTTTATGTTGGATAGTTCATCGACAGCGACAGGTACCGGGAAGATCAACGAGCAGGATATAACGGTACTTACAAAATACAGTGCGGCAACAGGCGGTAGTGAAACGTATAATAGTGAATATTTTGATAATGTTCTCTCTGCTATCGTGAATTTGGATGAAAGTTTTGTTTTCACCGATCAATATGGTACACAAAACTATAACAACGCGATGAACAAGGCGCTAATCGCTCATGTTAATAACGTGGCGAAATTTAAAAAACAAGTATTTATCGGCGTGGGAGAAGATCAGGGAGATTTTTCGACATCATTAGAGGCAGCGCAAGGATTCAATTCGTCTCATGTTTGTGTCGTTCATGGCGGTGTGGGTATGCCTTCTACCGCACTGGGAATTGGATACCGTTGGTGGGGTGTGATGTATAATCTGTGCAGCATTATCGGTCGTACAGCAGGTAAGGCACCTCAAATTCCCGTTACAAATAAGAGTATAGGGGTTTCAAAACTAAAACATCAGTTAACCGAAACAGATAAGAAAAAAGCTCTTGATGCGGGTGTGCTCGTCACTGTTTATAACGAAAGTCTTCAGAAATTTGTTGTACTTCAGGGTATAAACACATTGCGGGATAATCAAGTGTTGTTCACAGGAAACGGGGAATCATTCTCAATTCAATTCATGAGAATCGTTGATCAGATCAATAAAGAATTGATTGTGAACAGTGAGATCGATTTGCTGGGTGCCGAGAACGGTGTAAATGCGAACACATTAAGTGTGGGTATTTTGAAAAATTGGACGGAGAATTATCTCTTAACAAGAACCGCCAATTCGAATACCGATAATCTGATTCTTTCTTATCGTAACGTAACCGTGACGAAGAAAGATGATTATTACTGGGTAACGTACGGTATTGTCATTAATAATGAGATTAATAAGATATTCTTCACCGGATTTGTATTTAAAAACTAAATAAATGGATTCGATTAAATCTTTCGGGGCACCTCAAGCCGCAGTTTATATAGATAATGAACTTGTTGGTCAAATGCAACAGGTTCAGTTCACCGAACAGACCACCTTAACTCCGGTTAGGGGTCTCGGTGACTTATTGGTCAATGAATTTGTACCGACTGCTGTTGATTGTAGTTTCAGTAGCAACTATTTCTTTATAGGATTTGATACTCCTTGGTTTAAGAAAATGTTGAATAGATACGGATCCGTTGACGAAGTTATTAATACCATCTCATTGATGTCGTTAACTTTCTCTATTGTTGTGTATCGTAAACAGGCAACGGGTGTTGATGAGACAAACCGTCTTGTTACAGAAACGGACACAACGGGAAACACCATCATGAGGGCACGCGATTGCGTCATGGAAAATATGTCATGGAGTGTCGCAACAGGTGGTATTGCAACAACGGATATTTCAGGTCGATACAAGACTCCCATGACAATGAGTTAATAAAAATCAGATATGAAGGAAAAAATTTTATTTAAAGTTAAGACATCGACTGTTCAGAATGAGTACGAGATCAATCTACCCACAGTCGGACAGTACCGGGATATTGAAGTTTACAAACAGATGTTATCCAACGGAATGTACGCGAGTTTGGTTACGTCAGCAACAAACAGTGCGATGAATGCGTTAGATATCATTGATATCGAGGCGACATTGAGGGTGTTGTGTCCTAAATTCATGGAAGATTTGAAGTGTGAAATCAGAGATTTGGGTTTGAAAGATTTCGCGGTGATCAAGGAGGCCTTTAACCGGGATGTGAAACCCCTTGCAGATGAAATTGAGAAGTTGATGAAAATTTAACGGCCATGTCGAATGAGTTTAGAGAGTTCATGGTAAAATGGAATCTCAAATTTCCGATCGACAGGTGGTATAGAGAAAAACATAAGATTCCCTTCATGTCGCAACAACATAGGGAATCTTCTTTTTTAAATATGCGGTTAGAATGGGAGGAAGATCGATTGTTTAATGAGATTCAGGATACCGATGAGTATAAACCAAATGAATGCGATTTTCTGAAATCAAGGAAGATAGATCGAACACCCGAGGATCGTGCAGCAGAAGCACGAGAGTTTTTACAAAAGATGCAGGAGGCACAAAATGGACAATAATGCCAGGGTTAAAATTCAGGTCGATGATTCAAGGGTAAAAGAACTGAGACAGAGTGCTGCTGAATTATATGATAAGTTCGCCAAAAACGCCCGTGAACAAGCGAAAGATTTGCGCGATGTTAACCGACATATATCGGAACAGATCCGTTTACTTGAAACAAGAAATCAAAAAGCGAACGCTTTAAGGAGACAAGAATTAGAGGCTGAATTTAAGGGCGGTGCAATTTCTGCGAGGGAATATAAATCGAACCTCAAAGGGCTCGAGGCGAACAGATCCTATTACACCGCACAGGTAAGGAGTCTCCGCGAGATGCTTGAAAGTGACATGTCGCCCAGTAAAAGAGCGCGTGAACTTTATTCCGAAATGGCATCGAGCGCTCTGGGGGCTGGGGGTGATATTGGCTCGAATATTAACGAAAAAATCAAGCAATTTGAGCGGCAAAGTAGAATTGATCAAACTCAACGTGCATTTCAATTAAGATCACGATATGATCAGGGGTATTTGAGTAGGGAACAGTATCGTAGTGGATTGAGGTCTATACAGGCGGATCGCCAGGGAGACGCCTTACTTATTAAGTTACTCCGTGAGATAGCCGATAACACAAAAAATGACGCCAAAAACTCTGCCGAAGAACTTGTAAGACGGCTTGGAATTACATCGAAAGATGATGCTGCTAAATGGATTGCGAGACTTGAAGGAAAAAGAACCGGTGACGCACGGGATATAATACGGAGACAGGAGGCCGCTAATATATTAAAAGATCAATTTGCGCTTGGCGAGTCAGGCGG